GAATTCTGAGAACTCAGCGCGCTTTTTCTCTTATGCGGGTAGTGGGGGTCGAACAACAAAAAATGATTGAGTGATGTCAAAAACATATCTGCAATGCGTCTAAGCACTTGCTAAAAAGGTAGTGGGGTTGGTTTGTAGCCCATGTATTTTGCTACGTTTACAAAAAAGAGTGTTACCAAAACTGTTACCAGAGTCAGGCCTGTGCCTTTTTGAATGCCGCGGTGGTAGCGGCAGCAAGATCTTCCCTCTGACCGTCAAGCTCGTGCCGATACACTCCGGCAGTGTCCATGTTCTTGCTGTGACCGACCAGCATTTTCAGCTGGCTGTCGGTCAATACGCCGGATTCAATGCTGACGAAAGTGTGCCGCATCTCATACAGCGTGACCTGAGGCTCAATGCCATTGTCACTCTGGTACTTCTTCCAGCGCTTGAATAAAGCTCTCTGGTTCGGGATCTGGAACAAAGGGGTGGTATAGTTCAGCGGGATATCGGAAGCCTTCAGCAAGGCCACCTGCGCTTCGTAGGCCTCATGGGCTTCCTCGCCCATGTCAAATGAGCGAATGGCGTTTTCGTTCTTGCCGGTGGTTTCCTCATCCAACCGGTTGATGCTGCGGCGCAGATTGACCGTGTTCCCTTTGATGTCACCATACCAGAGCCCCACAAGTTCACCCGGGCGTACACCTGTAGCAACTGCAAACCGGTAGGCATAGATATACTCGTCAAAGACCAGCTTGCCATAGTAAAGGCGAGTGTCCACATCAAACAGAACTTTCAAAGCGGTCGGCTGTAAGATCTTTTTCTTCCCCATGCGGGCATTCTTCGGGATAGACAGCTCAGGGAACATCGTACTGTACCTGTTCCGGCGGCACCATTTCAAAAAGCTGATCTCCGTTGAGCGGATCGTCATAAGGGTCTTGCGGCTCAAAGGCTTGTCGCTTGACCTACGCTGACGCTCCTTTTTAAGGCATCGCTTTTTGAAAGACAGATTGATGGCCTTTTGCAGATCGCCTTCGGTCAGCTCGTCAATGCGGATGTCCCCACAGACAGGCAGAATATAGTAATCTCCGTATTTCTTGCACTGCTCAACATAGGACGTCCCGCAAGTCAGCTTCAGCTCTTCCACCCACTCTGAATAAAGGGCGCTGACCTTCTTTTTTCCGTCTCTAATGCTATCATCAAGCCAGGCATCGGCCTTTGCGTTGGCTTCCCGCTGGCCGGTGCGGCCAGGCGTGCTGCTGTAAAACCGTTTGCGGGTGCCGTTCTTCTGCACCGCGATGCACCAGCGCTTTTCCTTTTCCACCCAAAATGCCGTGTTTGTTCTCTTTTTCATTGTTTTCACCTCCAAAAGGGTACACTTTGACAAGCCTGCCCGGAGGTGGTACAATAACAATTGGTTGGTTTGGTATTGTTCCTCGTGAGCAAGCCACTCTGCAAACGCTCTCGGTGTTCCAGCACCGGGGGCGTTTTTGTTTAGTTTACATCAGTTATTCAAAGCCTTTGCGCGCACAGTCGGGCTTGCTGCCTTGAACAGATCATATGCGTTCAAGACATCCGTAATTGCCTGACGCTCTTCGGGGGTGACTGTGTGGTCGATGCTGCCACCATCGCCGCTGTATCGGATAATGATTTCATCAGCGCTCAAAATATTCTTAAACCACTGGATATCTTCATCATCGCCCATAAAAGATGTCAGTTCCCAGTACTGCTTTCCATCATAGCCGCAGTCCACATCCGTCCAATCAATCGTGTAGGTGTATTTATACTCGCCCGCGCGAATCGTGATCGTGTCCAAGTACACATATTTGTTGCCGCAACACAGAACCATGAAAAACATTGACGGATCATTGGTGCTGCCATTTACAAAGAAGGGCAGTATATAGCTTTTGCCTTGATTGCTCAGTCGGTCTTCCGTGGGTGACACATAGCTTCTTGCGTCCTCGACCTTATCATAACTGATTTTCAGCTTTGCAAGAGCGTCTTTCAGTCCCAGCACCTGCTGGGCTTCTGCCAACACCGCAAAGTTACTGACCTGCGCCTTGCTTGCATCGTCCAATTCGTTATAAGCATTTACAGCAGCCACAATTGCCGGGCGGCGGGCAGTCGTGACGTTTCCGATTTGGTTGATCAGGCTTTCCACCTGCGCTACCGTCGCAGTATTGCATTCTTCAAGAGCGGCTGTGCTCATATATTCTGCTGGGCTGACAGCCATTGCCGGCGCTGCCACAGATACAAGCGTTGCGGCAATGCACAGTGCTGCAGCGGTCTTTTTCATAGTTTTCTTCATACATAACACTCCTTCGCTATATAGACTGGAATGACTCCAATAATCCAAAATTACCCCACCCAGTGCGTCCAGCCTACAGCCTTGCCCTCAATGTGCACCTCTTCCAGCTGGGGGCCGGTGTAGATCATGGGCGCATAAGCCGGGTTTGCGGGCATCAGGGTCAGCGTGCCGGGGTTGTAATATACCCGCTTGAGGGTGGCTTCACCATCAATGCGCACCGCTGCGATCTCGCCGTTCTCCACCTCCGGCTGGATGCGGATATACACCACGTCTTTATCGTGAATGCCGGCATCCACCATGCTGTCACCGTGGCAGGTCAGGGAAAAATCGCACCGAATGTTCTCCGGCACGTCCACCATTTTTTCAATGTTCTGCTCTGCCGTGATGGGTTCCCCGCAGGCAATGCTGCCGATCAGCGGGATCTTCTTCATCTTTGGCATCGGCTCAAAGCCCGGGGGGATGGTGGGCTTCTTGGGCGCTAGTACAATCGGGTCAGCAATCTTAATATCTGTACGTCCGTACAGATAATTCATATCCACATTAAACAGGTCAGCGATTGCCTCCATAGTTTCAAACCCCGGCTCCCGCTCCCCACGTTCATACATGTTTACACTACTCTTGGACAAATCTAGCTCATCCGCAAGCCGTTGCTGTGACCAGCCTTTTTCACGGCGCAGCGATTTTAGCCGCTCTGCAAAAGTTGCCATCAGGCCACCTCCCTATATTATTACAATCAAATAATAGCACATATCGTGCACAAGTTCAAGCACAAAATGTGTACTATTCTTTTGCGCACATTTTGTGCACTCTGCGAATAGATTTATTTTTCGGTTTTGAGTACAATAAGTGCACAGAAAGGAGGTGACCCAATCAGATGGACGGTAAGACCATCGGCCACAAGCTGCGCGCGTTGCGCGGCGAAATGGACGCAAAAACCGTTGCTGATGCGCTTGGGATCAGCACTTCGGCGCTTTTTATGTATGAGCGTGGCGAACGCATTCCCCGCGACCAGATCAAAAAGCGCATCGCTCAGTACTTCGGCCAGAGCGTCGAAGAAATTTTTTTCGCAGAATGAGCACATATTGTGCGCAAGCTCATTCAATAGGAGGTGAAGAAGATGAAGAACAACATCCAGAAAGAAATCCAAGAGCGCCGCGAACACGCCGAGCGCTTAAAGAAAATCGCCCTCAAGCTGTTCGAGCAACTCAAGAGCGAAAAGATTGATTTTTCGGACGCGGAACGCATCGTCAGTATGCTGTCGACATCCGTGAAATCGGAGCGGGACAATCGGATGCTTTAATCCATGCTGTACGGATTGAACAGTTCATCATCCGCCAGTTCAACAAGTTCATCCAGACAAGCTCTGTACCAATGCGCAAGTGCACAGGCCGCCTGTGCAGGATCATCCAGATCAAGATTCTGCGGATGTTCTCCACGCTGAAGCGCAATCTGCAGTTTGTTGTTCGCATATGCAAGCGCCAGATTGTGTCTTACCTTATTCCCATCATTCACAGCATTCACCCCCTTCCGTTTTTTCTTATTGTAACGCAGGGCTAGGGTGGACGCAAGGAGGTGAAGAAGATGAATCACTATCCCCGCACACCGGAAGAACAGGAGCAGCTTGACAAGAAGATGCAGGAACTCGACCAGAAGATGAAAGCAGAAGAGGAAGCCTACTGGAAACGCATCCGCCAAAGCGAAAAGCGAACAGATTCACGGTTGCGGCAGTCGATGGCATTCAGTTTTGCGTCTCTGCTGGCCGTCATTTTAGCCATGCTGCTATTATGGCGATGACAGCAACGGCTAGACTGAGTTTTGATATCCGAAGGCTTTCATCCGCCCGCGCTTCTGCGTTGATAGCACGCTTTTCCATTTCTGCAAAGTGTTCTTGCTCTGCCAGCGCCTGACGGCCGCCGGCATTGATTTGATAGGTGTACTCCGGCTCTTCGTATGCAAACAGATGCGCATCCTCATCTTCATAGCGGTAGACCATATTTTTGTCCGTCAGCCATTGCATCGTTTCAAAGTTGACGGTCATGCCGCACTTTCCCATCAGATAGATGGAAAAGGCTTCATCAGGATGCTCATTCAGAAATTCCAGAACCTTCAGCGTTTTTACGTCCAGCATTTGCAACGCTCCTTTCTCTGCAAGTATACCGCAGAAGGGAGCACCCCACAACCCACCCAATGATGGCCGCGTGGCAGCGGCCGAAACCATTCCGGCAACACCGCCGGGATGGTCGTGGGAGCCACCCACAGAAAGGAGTGCTCAGTATGGCACGCAAGAACAATTCCCTGAACCCCGCCATGTATGGCCTGACGCAGCAGGACGTGGAGCGCGTGATCCGCATTCACACCATGTGCAAGGACATGGACGAGGACGCATTCGAGCAGATGGAGACCGCTGCGGCATCCATCAATCTGGTGGCCAGCCTGAAGAAGCTGGACAACCGCCCCGTGGCATGAAAGGAGAACACCGCATGACCGACATCACCCTATCCAACAAGGAGGTGAAGAAGATGACGCAAAATAACGAAAAGTCCGTGGTCAATATCACGGTCAACGTTGTAGGCGTTCAGGAAGCCAACCAGCTCGTTGAACGCCTGTGTGAAAAAATAAAAGAAGCCAGGACGCTGGCAGGCGACCTGACTTCTCTTGTGGAATCACTTGAAGTTAATATTCATCGTTAATTCCACCGGATTCCGACAAACCGGACAGTAGCATTTTCCGGGCATCACGTTGATTTTCGCATGGCAGTGCGGACATTCAACCTGATAGACCCCGCGCATAACTTTGTCCGTGGCTGCCTGCTTTATTTTGTCCTCAATGGCAGCCTTGTCGATGTTAATTTTGAAATCCATATCCACTTCTATCACCTCCCTTCTGTCTCTCTATTCTACCGCAGAAGGGAGCCACCAACAAGGAGGTACATATTCACCATGAACGACTTGACCACATTCACTAATCCCGAGTTCGGGCAGGTGCGCACCGTCGAGATCGACGGCATACCGTGGCTCGTCGGCAAGGACGTTGCCGTGGCGCTGGGGTACAAGGAACCCACCAAAGCTGTCCGCGACAAAGTAGACCCCGAGGATAGGGGGATGTCTAAAATGGACACCCCCTCCGGTGAGCAGGAGATGCTCATCATCAACGAAAGCGGACTGTACAGCCTGATTTTGTCCAGCAAGATGCCCAAGGCCAAGGCTTTCAAGCGCTGGGTGACCAGCGAGGTGCTGCCCGCCATCCGCAAAACAGGCGCTTACGAGAGCTTTCAGGCCCAGCAGCACATTGAGCAGTTGGAAGCCACCAACACCCGGCTGAACGCCGCCATTCAGGCAGTAGGCAGCGCAAAAGCAGAGCTGGCCGACGTCATCAATCTGCGCAACGACTTCATCAAGCACCGCGACAACTACAAAGCCCGGTATATGCAGGCCAAAACCGATTACGGCAAGATCTGCG